AAGTATTGAAGTATTATATACAGGGGCTAAAGTTTTAGGAATGCCTAAAATATTAGAATGGAATTTATCAGAAAATATGACCCGCCCTTATGGCAATGTTACTAAGGTTAACATGAATTACTCTATTTGTGCGCCTAGATTATATAAGGGAAGAATTGATTCGGTTGTAAGCAAGATAACTTCTTTTGCAGATATGATTCAATTAACTCATTTAAAGCTACAACAAGTTTTATCTAGAGTTGTACCAGATGGGGTATATTTAGACATGGACGGGCTAGCCGAAGTTGATTTAGGTAATGGAACCAATTATAATCCTGCAGAAGCGCTGAATATGTATTTCCAAACTGGTAGTATTGTTGGGCGCTCATTAACACAAGAGGGAGATTTAAATAGAGGCAAAGTACCAATTCAAGAATTACAGACTTCAAATGGTATGTCTAAAATTTCTGCTTTAATTCAAACTTATCAATATTATTTACAAATGATAAGAGATACTACTGGATTAAATGAAGCTGTAGATGGTAGTTCTCCCGATAAAAATGCTTTAGTTGGCTTGCAAAAAATGGCTGCAGCAAATTCAAATGTAGCTGTTAGACATATATTAAAAGCTTTAATGTATATTACTATAAGAAACGCAGAAAATATTGGTCTTAGAGTAAATGATGCTTTGCAATTCCCTTTAACCAAAGAAGCGTTATTAAGTAGTATTAATACTTTTAACGTAAAAACGCTAGAAGAAATTGCAAGTTTAGATATACATAATTTTGGTATATTTTTAGAATTAGAACCAGATGCTGAAGAGAAGGCATTACTTGAACAGAATATTCAAGTTTCATTACAACAGAATTCTATTAATCTTGAAGATGCTATTGATATTAGAGAAATAAGAAATATTAAATTGGCTAATCAAGTATTAAAATTAAGAAGAACTAAAAGAGCAGAACAACAACAAGCTGCTCAATTAGCTAATATTCAAGCACAAGGCCAATCTAATGCACAAGCTTCTGAAGCGGCGGCATTGGCTGAAGTACAAAAACAACAAGCACTAGCTGAAACAAAAGTACAAATTGAAAAAGCAAAGTCTGAATTTGAAATAAATAAAATGGAACAAGAAGCTTTAATTAAAAAACAATTAATGGGTGAAGAGTTCCAATATAAAATGAGGCTTGCCCAAATACAAGCAGACGCGCAAGCAGCAAAAGAAAAACAAATAGAAGACCGTAAAGATCAAAGAGTTAAAATTCAAGGAACTCAACAGTCTGAACTTATAGATCAAAGAAAAAACGATCTATTACCTAAAGATTTTGAATCATCAGGTAATGATAATCTAGGTGGGTTTGGATTAGAGCAATTTGAACCGAGGTAAATTTTTTTATTAATTAATTTTATATTATTATATCATGGCAGAAGTACAAGTAAGACAAGAGGGGGAATTTAAAATGAAAAAACCCACAAAACCAAAAAATTTAGTGCAAGAGCAAAAAATTACAAAAGTTGAATTAAAAGACTCAGAACCACTAGATAAAGTACAAGAAGAAGTTACCAAAGTGGTAATCCCTAATGAACAAAAAACAGAAGAAAATGCCGTTCAAGAGTCAAGCACAGAGAAGGTGGATGTATCTAACCAATCCGGAGATGGCAAAAAAATGGGAGAAGGAAACGCCGAAGAGCAAGTTGCTTCCAAAGAAAGTCAAAAAGAAGAAGTAGAGTCTCCTATAAAATTAGTAGAAGCCAAAACGAGTGAAAGCAATGAAACAAAATTTGCTGAACCAGAACAAAAAGAAGTATTAGAAGAAACAAAAGCGCCTGAATTACCAGAAGGAATAGATAAACTTGTTAAGTTTATGAAAGAAACAGGTGGTACAGTCCAGGATTATGCAAGATTAAATGCGGATTATTCAAACGTTGATAATAATACTTTATTAAAAGAATATTATAAACAAACAAAACCTCATTTAGATCAAGAAGACATCGATATTTTATTGGATGATTTTTCTTATGATGAAGAAATAGATGAGGATAAGGATATACGCAAAAAGAAAATTGCGTTTAAAGAAGAGGTTGCAAAAGCCAAAAACTTTTTGGAAGAAACAAAGAGTAAGTATTATGAGGAAATTAAATTAAGACCTGGTATTACTCAAGAACAACAAAAAGCTATGGATTTTTTCAATCGCTATAATCAAGAAGAACAAAGTAGAAAGTCTATTATAAACAGGTTTGAAAAGGTTACTGATAATTATTTTTCCAACAATTTCGAAGGTTTCGATTTTAATGTAGGAACTAAAAAATTTAAGTATTCTGTAAAAGATCCTGTTGCCGTGTCTGACAGCCAGAAAAATTTATCAAAGTTCGTTGAGACGTTCTTAAACGATCAAGGTGAATTACAAGACCCTGGAGGTTACCACAAGGCTCTCTATGCCGCTAGGAATACTGACCAAATTGTAAATCATTTCTATGAGCAGGGCCGTGCCGATGCTATTAAAGAACAGATTGCTAAAACTAAAAACATTACAACTGAGCCAAGACAAACGGCCGGCGGTGATGTATTTATTAATGGATTAAAGGTTAGGGCTATTAGTGGAGCTGATTCTAGTAAACTAAAAATAAAAACAAAAAGATTTAACTAATTAAAAAAATTTAAAAATGGCAAATGTTTTACCTGCTTTTGGTTCGATTAAACCAAGTCAAAAGCAACAAATACTTAGCGATAACTATCTAAGCTTTACAGATGGCACTAATGATTTCGCTCAACAGTATTTACCCGAAATTTACGAGCAAGAAGTAGAAAGATATGGTAACAGAACTCTATCTGGCTTCTTAAGAATGGTTGGTGCAGAAATGCCCATGACTTCTGATCAAGTTGTATGGTCTGAGCAAAATAGACTACACGTTGCTTATGATAATGTAACTGTTGCAACTGGAACCACTTTAACATTCGTATTGGATGCTGCTGCTGGACCTAATTTTGTAGCAAACGTTATTTCTGCAAATGATACTATTGTTCTTATGGATCCTGCTACAGGAAAAGAACTAAAGTGTTTTGTAGAAACTAGTGTTGATACTTCTCCTACTTTGGCTACTTTAACTGTTAAGCCTTATACTCAGGGAGATCTAGTTGCTACCGGTGGTGGTTCTGAAATTGATTTTACAGGATTGACAACTGGTAAGATTTTCGTTTACGGTTCTGAATTTAAGAAAGGAACTGCTGACGGTCGTGAGCGTTCTATCACTCCTTCTTTTACTCAGTATAACAATTCACCTATCATCATTAAAGATAAATATGCAATTTCTGGATCAGATGCTGCGCAAATCGGATGGGTTGAAGTTGCTACTGAAGATGGAACTTCTGGATTTCTATGGTATCTAAAAGCTGAGTCTGAAACAAGACTACGTTTTGAAGACTATCTAGAAATGGCAGTTGTTGAAGGTGAGCTAGTAAGCGGAACTTCTACGTTGACTGTAAAAGGTACTGAAGGGCTTTTTGCTTCTATTCAATCAAGAGGTAACGTTCTTAATAACTTTAGTGGTGGAGCTACCGGACTTACTGAATTTGACAGCATTTTGAAAAATTTAGATACTCAAGGGGCTATTGAAGAAAACATGCTTTTTGTTAATAGAGGACTTGCTCTTGATATTGACGGAATGCTAGCTGGTGTTTCTGATGGTGCTCAAGGCGGTACTGCTTATGGATTGTTTGAAAACTCTGAAGAAATGGCATTGAATCTTGGATTTAGTGGCTTCCGCAGAGGATCTTATGATTTCTATAAGACAGACTGGAAATATCTAAATGATGCTTCTACAAGAGGTGCAGTAGCAGTTTCTGGTATTGAAGGAGTTTTGATTCCTGCAGGTACTTCAACTGTTTATGACCAAATCCTAGGAACTAATATCCGTAGACCTTTCTTGCATGTAAGGTATAGAGCTTCTCAGGCTGATGATCGAAGAATGAAATCTTGGATTACTGGTTCTGTTGGAGGTGCTTATACTTCAGCGCTTGATGCTATGGAAGTACACTTCCTATCTGAAAGATGTCTTGTTACTCAAGGTGCAAACAATTTCGTATTGTTTACAGCTTCTGCATAGACTATTGTTGTAAGGATAAGGGGTATCGTAGTGGTGCCCCTTACTTTACATTTTTATTAATTATTTAATTATATTATATCATGGCTAAAAAAGCTAACCCAGCAGTAGAAAATATTGAGGTTGCGCCTCAAGTAGTAAAAGAAAAAGCTGTTGCTAAAACACCAGTAAAATCTACAAAACCCGAATGGGAAATTAAAGATAGAACTTATTTGTTAAAAGGTGCACATCAACCTATAACATACACAATTCAATCTAAACATTCACAAAGATGGCCAATGCTTTGGTTCAATAAAGAAAATGGTGAACAACAGGAGCTTAGATATGCAACTAATCAAAATTCTCCATTTGTAAGCGAGCAAAAAGGTGAAGTAACACTAGGCCATATAATGTTTAAAAACGGTTCATTATTTGTTCCTAAAGAAAAACAAAATTTACAAAAATTGCTTTCTTTATATCACCCTAAAAAAGATGTATTATATTATGAATATGATCAAATTGAAATTGCTGAGGATGATTTAGAAGATTTATTAAGTGAGGTTGATGCGCTAAATGCAGCAATGAACATGGAGATAGATCAAATGGAAGCAATATTAAGAGTTGAGGTCGGATCTAAGGTAGCAGATCTTACTTCTAAGGAGATCAAAAGGGATTTATTGCTATTTGCTAAGAAAAACCCTAACTTGTTCTTAAATTTAGCTAATGACGAGAATGTGGAATTAAGAAATTTTGCAATTAAAGCTAGCGAAGCTAATATTATTTATTTATCAGCGGACCAAAGAAGCATACATTGGTCTTCAAATGATAAAAGATTAATGATTGTTCCTTTTGATGAAAATCCATTTTCTGCGTTTGCTTCTTACCTTAAAACTGATGAAGGTGTAGAAGTTTATAAATCAATAGAGAAAAAACTATATTAACATGTAATATTATAATAGTTAGGTCGTATTAAAAGCGGCCTAGCTGTTATAATTAATAATAAATAAACAATGGCAATAAACGTAAACACTGTATATCAAACAGTTTTATACATATTAAACAAAGAACAAAGAGGCTATATACCTCCCGCCGAGTTTAATAGTTTAGGAACTCAGGTACAGCTTGAAATATTTGAAAAGTATTTTGAAGACTTAAATCAACAATTAAGGGTTCCTCAAACTGATGATACATATGCAAGCCGTGTAGAAAATATTGATGAAAAAATATCTATATTTAAAACATTTGGGAATGCAGTTTACGATAATACTTCAACCCCAGGTCAACAATATTTTACTTTACCAACAACCGATATTTACGGAACTATTGTTTCATTTTACAGACTAGGTGAAGTAATATACAAAGATATTACGGAAGTACAAAGACTACAAAGAAATGATTTTTATAATATACAAAAATCAAAACTAACAAAAGCCACAGAAGATTTCCCTGTATATTTATATGAAAATAATAAATTATTTATTCAGCCAGCAACAATAACAAGTAATATAGTTGTTGATTATGTTAGAAAACCCAATGATGTAGTATGGGGATTTAATGTAGGTACTTTAGGGCAATATATACATAATAATGAAACTTCGGTAAATTTTGAATTACAAGAATCTGAGCAAACAGAAGTTATTTTAAAAATATTACAATACTCTGGTATAATAATAAGAGACCCGCAGATAGTTCAAGCTGCTGGCCAACAAATTCAAAAAGAAGAAATAAATCAAAAAAGTTAATAAGCTATGGCAATACCCAATGGAGGTTTAATAACCGAAACAAATAGACAATATTACGCTGGGGCACAAAGTTTTATAGCTGATGGTACTCAACTTTCATATACTACTACTTTTGATACTAAGTTAATTTTTGGAGGATATGATCCTTCATCTGCTGGTTATGCTCAAAACAATTTTAAAGTATACTCAAGTACTACAGGAGCTGGGAGCAGTTATATTGAATACATAGCCCCATATACTGTTGTTGATAATGTTATAACATTAGAAACACAATTACCCGAAGGCGACTATTTTGTTGTACAATTAAAAAGACAAGATGGTGGTGTTTATGGAAATCAGGATGCTTATGGCAATACTGTAGAAGATAACTATGGGGGATATGCGTATATTAAAATTTCTGATTTAATAAATAACTTTATAGTTGCTTATGTTGGTGCTGGGAAACTTATACCTAGTGTTAAAAGAACTGATGTTATCTTCCACGCTAAACGTGCTTTACAGGAATTAAGCTACGATACTTTAAAAAGTATTAAATCTCAAGAATTAACAATTCCTCCAAATCTTTCAGTTCCTCTTCCACAAGATTATGTAAATTATGTAAAAACCTCTTGGATTGACCAGCAAGGTGTTAAACATATAATATATCCAACTACACTTACTTCAAATCCTTACGAAATATTACCACAAGATTATACAGGAGATCCTATACAAGATAATTTTAATGAGAATGTTAGAGCTACTTCAATAACCGAAGAACGCTGGGACAATGCAAACGATAAATTAATTACTGGTAATTTTAATAATGCAGCCTATGATCAATCTGTTTTTTATAATTATCAATTTGCTGATGGCCTTTTAGGACAACGTTATGGGATGAATCCAGAAATATCTCAATTCAACGGATGGTTTACTATAAACGATAGAGAGGGTAGTATGGCTTTTTCAAGTAATTTAAACGGGGCTCTAATAATATTGGAATATATATCTGACGGAGTTGCATATAATCAAGACATGAGAATACCTAAAATGGCTGAAGAAGCTGTTTATGCTTATTTAAACCACGCAATACTATCCTCTAAAATTAATACTCCTGAATACATAGTAAATAGATATAAAAAAGAAAAATTTGCTGCTACTAGAAACGCTAAAATTAGATTGTCTAATATTAAATTAGACGAAATAGCGCAAATAATGAGAAATAAATCTAAATGGATTAAAAGTTAAATAAATGGCAGAAGTTAAAAATGCTTTTATAGGGTCTAAAATGAATCAAGACCTTGATGATAGATTAGTACCATCAGGGGAATACAGAGAAGGCTTTAATATACAGGTTAGTAAATCACAAGGTGCTGATGTAGGCGCTTTAGAAAATGTTTTAGGTAATCAACTTATAAAAGATTTTGAAACTTTAACCGTTTCCGGTATACAGGTTATAGGGCAGTTTACAAACCCCGCTAAAAATACAATATATTTATTCCTTACTAATAATACTGATAGCGCTTATATTACAAATCCAACTTATAATCCTTCTGCTCAAAACTTTATATATGAATACAATGTATTAAATGGAGATACCGTTAAATTAGCGGAAGGAGCTTTTTTAAATTTTTCTACTACTAACCCTATTACAGGTGTTAATATGCTTGAAAATTTATTATTCTTTACTGATAATAGAAATCAACCACGTAGAATAAATGTTACCAGAAGAAGCGCTAGCGGGGGTGTTTATTACACTAATGAAGACTTAGTTTCTGTATCTCAATATAATCCATATCAGCCAATAGAACTTTATAAAGTAAGTTTAGATGAAGCTGCCGCAGGAGCTTACGAAACAACTATGTATGATGTAGTAAGTGAATTTTTGCCAGATGGTGTTACTGCTAATCCATATTATAATCCTTCATACGGGGGTGATCCTGATTTTTTAGAAGATAAATTTATAAGATTTACTTATAGATTTAAATTTAATGGTGGTGAATATTCTATACTTGCGCCATTTACACAAGCTCTTTTTATACCTCAACAAGATGGGTATTTTTTAAATGGTGATGAAGAAAGTGCTTATAGAAGTACTATTGTACAATTTATGCAAAATAAAGTAAATCAGATACTTTTACAAATACCTATCCCCGCTAATAATGGATCTGAATTTATTTCTAATTTTAATATTAGCGAAATAGATATAATATTTAAAGAATCAGATTCCCAGGCATTATATGTAGTAGATACTATACTTAAGAGTGAAATAGCGCTTAGCACAAATAGTTATGTTGAATATGATTATCAGGCTAAAAAACCATTTAAAACATTATCTGATAGCACCTTAATAAGAGTATATGATAAAGTGCCTGTTAAAGCTTTATCTCAAGAAATAATTGGTAATAGAGTTGTATATGGCAATTATCAAGATAAACACACCCCACCCACTGTATTAAATTATGATGTTGGTATCTCTTCAAAATCTAATTTTAATATAGAAAATACTTTCCCCCCTGAGAATACTACTAGTATAATTGAATATCCTAATCATACATTAAAACAAAATAGAAACTATCAGGTTGGGGTTGTACTTTCTGATAGATATGGAAGATCATCTACTACTATATTATCTTCTACTACTGTTGGATTATCTGAATCAGATGTATTATATGGAGCATCAACAGTATATAATCCATATAGAATTGGTAATTTAGGGGAAGTCCCAATTTTTTCACCCCCTGTTTCCTCATGGCCAGGAGATTCTTTAAAAGTAAGATTTGATTCTCCAATACAATCAAATAAAAGCATTGTAACTGGAGCGCCTGGATTATATAATGGTAATCCAAATAGTTCAAATTACAATCCTTTAGGTTGGTATTCTTATAAAATAGTTGTTAAGCAACTTGAACAAGAGTATTACAATGTTTACTTAGGTGGGATATTAAATGGTTATCCTGGAGCACCTGCATCCCCACCAGATCCTCAAAATACTACGTCATTTATAACTCTTATAAACGATAATATAAATAAAGTACCAAGAGATCTTACAGAGGTTGGGCCAGATCAAAAGCAATATAGAAGTAGTATACAGCTTTTTGGTAGAGTAACACCAAACAGAAGCACCACTCCTAGCTATAATCAGCAATATTATCCAGGCCAAATAGATAGTATAACACCAACTACTGCTAGCATAATATTACCATCTTCAAATACAGTTAATACAATTGGGGAAGAAAATAGTATTATTACTACAGGTTCTTATGTTGATATTTATCAAACTAGCTCTAATCCATATTTAGCTAGAGTAACTCAAGGAAACCCAAATAATCCTATTGGATCATTACCAGTTGCCAGTGGATCATATAACTTTTTGTTAGGTGTTTATGAAACTGAGCCTGTTATTTCTAGACTTGACATATTTTGGGAAACCTCTACAACTGGTTTAATATCAGAACTTAATGAGGCTATTACAACGGGAACTAATGAAGTAGCGGGGTTACTGGGGTTTGCATGGAATTTGACTGAAGCAGTGCCTTTAAATACTTCTATAGCTGGGAGATTTGCTCCCATAGATGAAGCTGGGGAAAATGAAATACCACAAGAACCACTGCAAACAAGTGATTTAGGTGTATCCGTAACTGATATAAATGGCAATACTATAAATAAATTTAGTTTACTTAAAATACCAGCCAATGGAGATCCATATAATCCATTAGATCCAGCAACTTATGATACATATGAGCTAATAACTACAGATTATTTTTATTATGGCCCTAATGCTTCTATAAACGAAGTGTATTATTTTTCTTTTTATGAAAAAACAGAAGGAAACCTTGTAATTGCTGAGCTAGTAGAAAATTTAGGTAATGTAGCACCTACAATAACGAATGGTACTGTAGTAAATTTTGACCCAACTGCTTCTAATCCTGTTTTTACATATACAGCAACAAATGGTTCAGCAAGCCCTACTTTAAATTCTAATAATTTAACTTGGAGTATATCAGGTAACCCTTCTCAAATGTCTATTGATCCAACCACAGGTGAATTAAATATTTCAGAAGAATTATTTGGACAATACATAATAACAGTAACTGTTCAAGATGCTGGCGGATTAACTGATACTATTACAAGTAAAGTTGGAATTGGTGAAATACCAATTAATGAAGGCTTTGGAGAGGAGGAAGATTATTTTTTATCTTATGGTTCTGGGGATTCAGGAGCTTTTTATTGGGTAAATGATAACACCAATGCGGTGGATTCTACCCCATTACCTGGCTCTGCCTCCGGTACAGTAGACATAAGAGCGCCATATCCAGGTTTAGCTTTAACTACAACTAATGATTATGTTGAATTGCCCGCTCCTAATTGTAGTGGCTGGACATTTAAAAATTCTAATGCACAATCTAGGGGATCAAATAGTGGTACCGGGGG